AGAAATAAATACTGGTTGGGGTAGATCAACTTGGGGAGCTCAAGTATGGGGCGAAGCAAACGAAGCTGCAGCTCTTACAGGAATTGCAATGTCTGCAAATCTTGGTTCACTTTCAATTACTAACGACGTTAATGTTGGTTGGGGTAGAGTTGGATGGGGAATACAAGGTTGGGGTGTAAATACTACACTTGTAGATGTTCCTGTTACTGGTCAAAATATGACCGCAACTTTAGGTGATGAAACTGCAGCTGGTGTAATTAATAAAGGTTGGGGTAGATATGCTTGGGGTGAAGGAAATTGGGGTACACCAAGTAATACTGTAATTCCATCAAGTTTTGCAATGTCAGCTAATTTAGGTTCTGTAGATCCTTCTCCAGATGTCATGCTTACAGGTCTAGAAATGACTATGCAGGAAGGTGACGAAACTACTACTGGAAATGCTAAATTTTACTTGACAGGAATTGGGTTGACAGTAGCTACAAATAGCGTATATAATCTAATCTGGAATCAAGTAGATACCGGCACAACCGTTACATGGACAGAGGTTGACACCGCAGCTTAAAATAACTAAATTTAATGTTTGACAGGGTAGTCAAATTTTAATAAAAACGTAAAGAGGACAAAAAATTATGGCAAATTCAACATCAGCAAGTCTTAAACTGACGGTCCAAACTACTGGAGAAAATTCAGGAACTTGGGGTCAAATAACAAATACAAACTTATTAATATTAGAACAAGCTGTCGGTGGTTATGAAGCAGTTGCATTAAATGCAACAACTGGTGCTACATTAGCTTTCACTAACGGTGCGGTTTCTAACGGAAAAAATCAAGTATTAAAATTAACTGGAACAATTACAGGTAACGTAAACGTTATTGTACCTGATTCAGTTGAAAAAACATATATCGTAGATAATGCAACAAGTGGCGTTTATACGGTTACAGTTAAAACAACTTCTGGAACGGGAGTTACTTGGAGTACTGTCGACAAAGGTAAAAAGATGGTTTACTCTGATGGAACAAATATTGTTGATACAGGTTTATCAAATGTATCATCTGATTATGCTCCACAACTTTCAGCGGATTTAAATACAAATGCTAATAACATTAGTTTTGATAACACAAAAGGAATTGTAGACGATACTGGAAATGAGCAAATTACATTTGCTAAAACAGGATCAGCTGTAAATGAATTCACTGTTACTAACGCAGCAGCGTCGGGTTCTCCGGCTCTTTCTGCTACAGGTGGTGACACAGATATTGATTTAACTTTAACACCAAAAGGAACTGCTGGAAGAGTAGCTCTTAATGGTGGTGGTAAAATTCAACAACTTGCTGAAAAAGTTACAACTGAAGCAACAGCAGCTACTGGAACTTTAAACTACGATTTAGTTACTCAAGCAGTATGGAATTTAACTACTGCAGCAGCAGCTAACTGGACTTTAAATTTAAGAGGCGACGGTTCAAATTCTTTAGATTCAATTATGGATGTTGGAGAATCAGTAACTTGTGCTCATGTTGTAGCTCAAACAGGAACAGCATATTACAATAACCTTTTTAAAATCGATGGATCAACTATTACACCAGAATGGCAAGGCGGATCTGCGCCAAGTGGTGGAAATATAAACTCTCTTGATGTTTACACATATACGGCTATAAAAACAGCTGGTTCAACTTTTACAGTTTTAGCAGCACAAACACAATTCGCGTAATAGGAGGATAAAGAAAGATGCCAATAATCGGTTCATTCGGAGCAGGATCTGGAAAAGGTTTCGGTCTATCATCTGGCGCACCAGCATATATGGACGCTACAGGTGGAACAATTTATGACACTGGAACTTATAGAGTTCATTTATTTACTACTCCAGGATCATTAATAGTTTCAAAAGTACCTGACCCTGCATTAGCAACTGCAGACTATATGATAATTGGCGGAACTGGAGGAATAGCTCCATCCGGTAGAGGTACAGCAGCAGGAGGATTCAGAGAATCAGCTCCAAACGGAGGTGCATGGACATCTAGTCCAATCGCAAACACAATTGGAACTCCTAGCCCAACAGGAACTCAAACTTTAACAGCAACAACATATCCTATTACAGTAGGAGCAAAAGCGGCCCCTGAACCTTCACAAAATACACAAGGTATTCAAGGAGCCCCTTCAACATTTAATAGTATTACATCTGCCGGTGGCGGCGGATCGGGAGTAGGTCACTACTCTGTCCCTACAAAAAGCGCACCAGGACTTCCTGGCGGCTGTGGCGGCAGTGGTGGAGGATACCCTCCAAATACAGGTGCTATCGGTGGAACCGGAAATGTCCCACCTACATCACCTCCTCAAGGAAATAATGGCGCTTGGAATGGCGGCGGAGGAGCACTCTCAGCTGCAGATTCATCTGGAACATCATCATCAGGTCAAGGAGCTGGAACAGAAATTGCTGGCGGTATGACAGATGTTGGCGTACCAGGACCATCTGCTCCACTAAGATATTTTGCTGGTGGAAGTGGACAAGGAGGATCTGGAGACGGAAACTCTAACAACCCAGGACCAACTGGCCCGGAGATTGCTTATGGTGGCGCAGGCGCATCAACAGGTGCAATTGTCATAAGGTATCAATTCGCATAATGAAATTTTTCGCTAAAATAGATGATAGCAATATTGTTTTAAGAGTAGACCCAGTAGAAGATTCTGTAGCTACAGATGAAGCAGCTGGACAAGCTTACCTAGAAACACATTCTGGTTGGCCCGCTGACAAATGGATTGAAACATCTTTCGACACTAAAAGAAATACACACTTAAAAGGCGGCACGCCTTTTAGAGGAAATTTTGCTGGTACTGGAATGTCATGGGATTCAGCAAATCAAATTTTCTGGCCACAAAAACCAACTACTTTCCCTTCTTGGGCAAAAGATCTTACAACAGCTGACTGGGAAGCTCCAGCCGGTTTACCACCATCAATTGATGACGCTGAGAAACTTACACATTTTCAGAAATGGAATGAAGAAGATGGTACATGGGATAAAACAGAATTTAATCCACCAATTCCACAAGCTGATTATGATGCAGCAGAAGATAAAGACGAGATACTTGGAAGAAAAAGATAAATAGTATATAATTCCTAGAAAGATGGAAAAGAAAGTATTATCCGAAGTAGCAGTTTATTATGGCGAGGTCAAACGACCTAAAGGTTATGAAATTAATAGGCCTGAAATTAAAGCCAATATCTTACAAGCACAACTTGAAAACAGAACAATAAGTGATAGTGAATTTAGTTATAGATTTTTTGATTATAGTTTAAAGGATCTTTTTTCAAAACCTATGGGGCATGTACATGAGTATATGCAGGAGTATTTTAAGTTAAAGCACGGAAGAACGTTGCTACCCGTTTTATCTTTTGGTAATATTTTACAACATAGAGAACAATCTTTTTCTAGAAAATGTCTAGATGAAACTTGTTTGAAAAACGAACCAGATTATATAATGATTTATGGAGTAGATGTTTCTAAAGATTCTACAAATGTTGTGATTGAATATGATGACAATAGAAGAAATGATAAAACTTGGCATGTTCCTTTAAACAATAATGGATTTGTTATGTTTCCTACAACACAAAGATTTTTTATTACAGGAAATGTTTATCATTCACCTAATGTTTTTTTATTAACCACTTTCGAATATGTATGAACCTACAAAATTATTATTGGTATTTCCCATCTGTTATTCCACATAGACTTTGTAATGATATCATAAGACTTGCTAAAGAAAGAAAAGGAGAAAGACAAGGTATGACTGGAGGTATGGAAGCAGGAAGAGATATGGATAAAAATCCTTTAACTAAAAAAGAACTTAAAAATTTAAAAAAAATAAGAGACTCACATGTTACGTGGTTAGGTGATAAATGGCTATACACATTAATTCATCCTTTTATTCATGCCGCTAATGAAAGTGCGCCCTGGAATTTTAAATGGGACTCTAGTGAAGCTTGTCAATTTACACAATATACTCCAGCGCAATATTATGGTTGGCATTGTGATTGTTGGGACGCAACGGATAAAAACCAAAAAATAAGAAAATTATCTATGAC